TTGGGGGTGGTTGGTATCGTTGTGAAATTTCAGCAAATACCAATATAACATATGCAAACATTTACCCATCTATCGTTGCAGGTTCATCTTTATCGGATAATGGAGACAACATCTACATCCAAGATGCACAATTAGAGCAAGGATTAGTAGCAACAGACTACTTAGAGTCAGGAGCTACTACAGGTAAAGCTGGTGTCCTTGACAACCTCCCACGCATCGATTATACAGGCGGTAGTGCTAGTCTTCTTTTGGAGCCTCAAAGGACTAACATATGTACTAACAGTGAAGATGTTTCTAATTGGTCTTTGACCTTTGCTACGGTAACACCAAATGATACTATCAGTCCAGAGGGAGTTCAAAATGCGGCAAAGATTGTAACATCAAACTTGGCGTGTGATGTTAAATTGACAAGCATTCCTGTATCTCCAAGCACAACATATACTGCAACTTTCTATTGTAAGTTAACAAGCGGAAGCGGTCTGCAAACCCGATTCTATGACAATACTAATGGAGCAAACATTGAGTATTATGATTATAGCAGTCAATTAGTAGTAGGCGAATGGAAACGAGTAACAAGAACATTTACTACACCTGCGGGATGTAATAACATTCAAATATGGTTTTTAGCGGCATCTTCATCTGCATCAGTTACTGCTCACTATTGGGGTTATCAACTTGAAGAAGGCAGCTACCCAACAAGTTACATCCCTACCTATGGTGTAAGTGCTACGAGGGAAGAGGATAATATGGATACTACTTTTAGTTCGCCTCTTTCTACTGACGGAGGTGTTAGTGTTTTATATTATATTAAAGGAACAGATAAAAAAAGCGGTATATCAGCAAATGCTAGGTATTTGAACTTTGCTACCGACTCAGGATTGACAACCCCTTATATCGCATACAATAGAACTGATGAAGAACATAGAGTTCGTGTATATGATGGAACGGTTTCAACATATTCAAAAGCCGAAGTAGACATTGAAAATGATGTTAAAATTGTTGTTGTAGCAGAAGGCGATACACACAAGGTTTTTTCTAATGGTGTTTTAAGATACACAAGAACAACTAACAGTATTGATTGGAGTAGCATTACAGACTTTGTACATACAAGCAATGATGATATTGGAGTAATAGATGTAAAACAAGCACTTTTATTCCCAACGGCATTAACCGATGCCGAGTGTATCGCACTAACAACACTATAACATGAGAAAATTTCGCAAATACGCGTTTGGTAGCCAAGGTGCCGCCACTGCAAAGATCAACGCCCTCGGTATTGACGAAGAAGGGAACGCTACGCATTCGCACTCTATCGTGCGTCTCGGTAACATCGTCGTGACTAAAGGGACGTATGATGAAGAAGGTAACGAGATTACCGCCCCAGTGCTGTCAGACAGCTACCACGTAGACGTGATGTGGAATGGTGAGCCTGACCCAGACTGGGATGCTCAGATGGTGTGGTGCGCTCCCATGGGTGTTCACGTCTTCGGCTCTTCTAGCGCTATCGCAGAGTGGGTTTCTACCTGTAAAGAACTCCATCCAGAATATTTCCCCGAACCAACTGAAGAAGAAGTATAATGCTATCGCTATCGAACTCCGTAATTACGTCGTCAAACTTGAACTCTGCTCTCTTTACAAAAGAGGGGAGTATCTTGGCTTATTTCAAGTCTAGGGTTTCAAGCGACGGTGGGTATGTCGAAAACTTTTCTTGCCTTCAGACAGATCTTCTTCGGCTTCTTTAATCACGCTTCGAGCTCTCTGTAAAAAGCCTGCACTAACAAGCGGGCTTTTTGCGTTAGTGCGTATCTGACTCTGTAGTTATACTTCGTTTCGTCACGAAACAAATGATCCTCCATGGTCTGAGACGGGGTGAGCTTATCGAAGTGCTTGTAAAGCAATCCCTTAGCCTGAAGCGGGTAGATGATGCGGTTCGATAGATTCGTCTTGTTGTAGTCTAGATCTTTAGACGCATAGTCTATAGTAAAGAACTGTAGATCATACCCCCAGAGCAGAAATTCAAGGTCTGCGAAAGAAACCTCCCACTCCTTTTGTACCTTATGGCGTATCTGCTTGAGTCTCTTTAGGTTGTTCCTTTTAATATACTTCTTATCTTGCAGACTGAAGTCGCGGAACATCCGTTTTTTTGGAACTTTGCTTCTCGGCATCGAAACTTTTAAAAGCACAAGATATGAAAGACGACGATTTTTTGATCAAACTGCAGCAAAAATTGTTTGAAATTGATCTGCTGATTGATGAATACGAGATGAGAGATAGATTACTTTCTATCTTTGTTGCTGGAATCCTCGAACCAATAGATGATAATACCTCGACCATGAAGGCCATGTACGGGTATTCTATAGAAAACAGAGAGGAGCTTGATACTATGATTGATTTTATTAAAGACACCTGGAAGGAACAGGAGGATATTAGCCGAGGCGATGACTTTGAAGACCTCCTGAACAGCATGGGTATATCACTAAACTAAAATGGAAGGAGTTATTAGAAAGATCGTAATCGGGAGAGACCCGAAGGATGCGATGGCTTATTATGTAGGGATGCGTGCAGGAAGCGGTAACGTTAGCGCTATCGTAATGGACGAAGAACACCTGTTTAGATTCAATAAGAAGAGATATCTCGTATATTTGCAGACAGATGACGGTCAGGTGCTGTGGAAGTCAGTAGACGACATGCCCTGTCTCATAGAGTACGATTTGAACTTTTAATTGATGCGAACGTATAATTACTTTGTTGTTGAGCTAGATAAGCTCATCAACGACAAGCTCACGCTTAAAAGCGGACTGGAGCTGCACATTGACCACCGATTCAACGATAACGGTGAGTTTGAGAACAGAGTGACTGAGGGCCCAGTTGTGGCCGCCCCGTTTAAGATAGACTCTGGTGTAGAGCCTGGGGATACGCTCTATTTCCACCACCTTGTAGTAATGCAGGGGGGCCAGGTTCTTACAGGCATGGATAACCACTACATCGTCAAGTGCAGCAAGGAGGCTATCAACAACCAAGCCATTGCTTACAAGAGCAAGAAAGACGGGAAGATTCGTCCGCTATTTGGTTGGAGCCTTCTAGAGCCAGTAGAAGAAGACAACGATCTTAAGTCCGACGTCATAGACGTAGTGCAGCTGAAAGAAAAGCTACCGACTAAAGGAAGAGTGGCCTTTGACTCCGAAGAGCTCGAAGAGATCGGGGTAAGCGTCGGAGATGTAGTCGGATTTAAAGAAAACAGAGACTACAGGATCACCATCGACGGAAAGGAATACTACAGAACCCGTGTACAAGACTTGCTCTATGCGGAAGTTTACAACGATTGAGGCTGCAGAGCGGCTCATGAAAAGCATGGAGGTCGCCATCAACAACATGATCGACGAGGTGAAAAAGCCTGTAGATCCAGAGGCAGGAGGTGCTGCACGGAAGGCGGAGCTACAATCCATCAAGCAGACAGCTACGGACTGCAAGGAGCTTCTCGTTGAGAGACAGAGATTAGAACAAATGATCAAAGACCTAAGAGACAATGGAGAAATCGGAGAACAAAAAGACTATAGCGGAGGTTTCGCTGAGAGATTCTCTAAGTGATTGGCAGGGAATCGTGTATCAAATGAATAAACAAGATTTTAGGTTCTGGGAGGAGTCCTGGAATGACGAGTTCGAGGACTGATGCCTATTAAAGATCCAGAGGCCCGCCGACGCTACAACATGGAATATCATAAAAAGCACTATGAAAAACATAAAGGTGCTTACAAGGAGAAAGCCAAAGCGTTTAACAAAAGTCAGCGAAAATGGAACAGGGAGTTTATCTCTAGAGTAAAGTCTATGCGTGGGTGCATTGATTGCGGAATAGACAATCCAATCGTTCTTGACTTCGATCATGTGACTGGTCAGAAGCTCGGAAATATATCTGATATGGTTAATAATGCTTGTGGGCTAGCAAAAATTAAAAAAGAGATTCGAAAGTGCGAAGTAAGATGCGCTAACTGCCATAGGCTAAGAACACACAAAAGAAGAAAGTCGTAACCGCGAGTATCCCCTCAAGCTTATACCTTGTAGAAAGGGTAACTGGTCACATGTGGGTTCAAGTCCCACCTCGCGGACATTCATTATATTTGTACCATGAAGCTCAACAAGAGAGACTACAAGAAAGAGTACGCGATGTACGGGAAGGGTGAGAAAGCCAAGAAGTACAGAGCAAAACTCAATAAGATCAACCGCCGTAAGGGTAACTACGGGAACGGAGACGGTCTCGACGAAGCGCATGTAGGGTCGTCTGACAAAACAAGAAAGCAGCCTGAGTCTAAGAATAGAGCTAACAATAGACCTAGGATTAGGAGAAGCAGGTGAGCGTATGCACCTGTAGCTCAACAGGATAGAGCAGCGCACTTCTAATGCGCAGGTTCGGGGTTCGAGTCCCTGCAGGTGTACTAAATTAAATTAACATGGCTAAAACACAACAAACTTCTTCTTACCAACCTAAGAGAGTGCGTCGCAAGGGCGTTCACGCAAAGACTCAGCAGTCTAAGAATAAGAATTCTAAGAACTACAAGAAGCCTTACGCTTCGCAAGGACGATAACTATGGCTGATTACATCTGTGGGTGCGGAGAGCACGAAGAATCAAAGTCTGGCGTATCTATCAAGTTCGTCAACGACAGGGCGGTACATGATGTCAAGTGCCCCTGCAAACAATACATGGAACTAAAAAACCCAAAAGCTGGCGTACCTAGCTTTAAACGAGACAGTCACGGTCGTGTATACTGATGAACCCCCTTGTAGAAATAGAAGATTATGACACGCCTGCTATCGCAATTTGCCCCAAGGGTACGCAAGGTGAGGTTGTTCAACATGGTTCACTACTCATTATGCTTCCCGCTCAGCCTCCCAAAAAGGAAATTGCGGGATATGGAAGGCCAGACCACATGCAGGTGTGGGAGAGGATTCCTATGCCTCAGGAACTGTCGCGTATTAAATCTATGGATGAGTGGGGGGAGATGCCGAGAGAGTTTCGACAGAAGTTTTCTCCGTATATCGAGGAGGAGTTTCGCCGTAGGCGTGAGGGCTTTTGGTTTTATAATGCGGGTCGGCCTACATATATAACGGGAAGGCACTATATGATGCTCCAGTGGACCAGGATGGACGTGGGCTATCCTGACTTCTTGGAGTTCCAAAGAAATATTTTCTTACATTTGGCTGCGTGTGAGGCGGATCCGCGATGTGTTGGCCAGCTATATACGAAGTGCAGGCGTAGCGGATATACTAATATCTGCTCCGCTGTGCTTCTAGATGAAGCTACGCAGGTCAAAGACAAACTCCTAGGTATCCAGTCCAAGACTGGTAAGGACGCACAAGAAAATATATTCATGAAGAAGGTGGTATACATGTTCCGCCACTACCCCTTCTTCTTTAAACCAATACAAGATGGTACCACGAACCCACGCATGGAGCTGGCTTTTCGCGAGCCGAGTAAGAGAATCACGAAGAAGAATAAGACTTCGCAGACGGGCGAAGCTCTTAATACGGTCATAAACTGGAAGAACACAACTAACAACGCATATGATGGCGAGAAGCTACATTTGCTGTATCTAGATGAGGCTGGAAAATGGGAAAAACCTACAGACATAAGGGACGCTTGGAGGATTCAGCGGACCTGTTTGATCGTCGGTCGAAAAATAATCGGAAAGGCGATGGTCGGAAGCACCGTAAACCCCATGGACAAAGGGGGAAAGGAATACAAGGACCTCTGGTTGGATTCGGATCCGATGGATCGGAACGCGAATGGGAGGACCAAGAGTGGCCTATATAGGCTGTTCATTCCTGCCGACGAATCCCTAGAGGGGTTTTTCGACAAACACGGGAGACCCATCGTTACAGACCCAGAGTCACCGATAGATGGATTGGATGGTGCAGAGATAACTCAGGGGGCACGCACCTACCTCAAAAACGAGAGGGATGCAATGAAGCACAACCCCTCAGAGCTTAACGAGATAACCAGACAGTTTCCGTTTACTGAGGACGAAGCGTTCAGGGACAGTATCGACGGGAGCTTGTTTAACATCGGTAAGATCTATCAGCAGATAGAGCACAACGAAGAGCTCTTCCCCAATCCAGTCGTAAAGGGGAACTTTATCTGGAAAGAGAAAGACAAAGAGGTTGCATTCTCCCCAGACGTAAACGGTAGATTTAGGGTGTCCTGGATGCCTCCGCAGGAGCAGCGAAACGTCAGGAAGCTCGATAGAGGCAAGCTCGTAGCCCCGTTTGCAGACAGAGGATGCGGTGGTGTTGACTCGTATGACCTCGATGCCACAGTCGATGGGAGAGGCTCTAAGGGGGCTCTACACCTATACAACAAGTTCCACATCGAGAACCCGTCGAACATGTTTGTCGTGGAGTATGCTTCACGTCCAGATCTGGCCAAGATATTCTACGAAGACGTGCTTATGGCTGCGTTCTTCTACGGGTACCCGCTCCTCGTGGAAAACAATAAGTACGGGATTGTAAGATACTTTGAATCAAGAGGTTACGACGGTTACTTAATGGATCGCCCAAGCCACCTGTCATCTACTAGCGCCAAGGTTAATGTCAAGACTAAAGGTATCCCGTCGAACTCGCAAGACGTAATACAGTCTCATGCCCAAGCTATCGAAGCTTATATCCACGACCACGTCGGTGTCAACTACGACACTGGAGAGGTCGGAAATATGTATTTTAATAGAACTTTAGAGGACTGGATAGGATTTCAAATCCATAATCGTACCAAATTTGACTTGACAATTAGTTCTGGATTGGCTCTTTTGGCTGCACAAAAATCAAAACCAGTGGAGCGCACGGATTTCACTGAGCGTAAGTTTTTTAGGCGCTACAAGGTAATCGGCTGATTCCTTATATTTGTGCCAATGTATAATGACAACAACAAGAAGAAGGGGTTCCCAGATCCGCTAGCAGATTCTTCTGAGAAAAAACAAAAATCTTATGGCCTTCAGTACGCGAAGGCTATATATTCTCAGTGGGGGCAGTCTAGCGACACGCATTCTCTGTACGGGAGAAGGAACAAGATCTTTAGCAGAAATAGAGATTATGCTAACGGAACCCAGGACACCACGATATACAAGAAGCTGCTCAGCTCCCTCAATCCTATGGACGGAGACGGTAGTTTGCTTAACCTGGATTACACTCCAGTGCCGATTCTTCCGAAGTTCGTTAAGATTGTAACCAACAAGATTCTTTCACGGGACCCATACCCCAACCTTGAGTCTATCGACCCTATCTCTTCTTCTGAGAAGAACAAGATGAAGGATCGCATGAAGATGCAAGTTGAGGCAAGAAAAGAGCTTCTTGCGCTCAAGGAGCAGGCTGGGGTTGTTCTTGACATGGATCCAGAAGAGATTCCAGAGACGCTGGAGGAGGCTGAGATGTTCATGGACACGAACATCAAGACCGATGCTGAGGTAGCTGCACAGCTTGCTACTGCATTGACTCTTTCCTGGGCCGAGTTTAACGATACGACATACAGAAGGGCCGTGCAGGATGTCGTGACTCTCGGCATGGCTGCAGTGAAGAGAAACAACGATCCGTCAAAGGGGATTGACATCGAGTACATCGACCCATCGAACTTTGTTCACAGTTACACCGAAGACCCAAACTTCGGAGACATGGTGTATGCTGGCCATGTAAAAAGAATACCGATTCAGGAACTCAAGAGAATCGCAGGGGATCAG